TGGTGTTCTGTGTATTGCAAACTCTTGTATGCTTGCAATTATATGTAATCTATCTGCCGTTGCTGCTGTTGCCTTTAATATTTCACCCTCTTGCAATATTAAGTCTCTTGTTAATAATTCTATAGATGTATTTGCAGCAACTGCCTTTACATTAAAAAGACTAAATACATCACTGCCATTAGTAACTGTTAATGTTATTGTATCAGAGCTACCAGAATCATTAGATACTATTATGCTATTTACAACAGAAGCATTAAAATCCGCTGGCGCTGTATATAAAGTAGTTATATTTGTTGTAGTTAAGTCTAACTTAGCATTTGTTAAACCTTGCACATATTGTGGTATACTTGTAACTAACATTATCTTCTTCCATCTTGCACAATATTTACCTGAGGTGATCCTAACTTAAAAGCCGTTCCTACCTCTGTTGCCTCTACACGCATGGCAAATGTTCTGCCTCTAACTCTAACGTCTAGCTTTTCTGTATATACTTCTACAGGTGTAGTTGCTGTTCTTTGGGATGTGTTGCTGTCATCCGTTTGCGTAAAACCAGATCCTGAGTGTGTTCTTGCCTTTATTGTAAAATCAACCTGTGGATTAATTGATGTAGATCCTGCAAAACTAATATCTGGCACTATTCTATTTATCGATGCAAATCTCTCTGCACCACCTAAAGCCATTGGTGCAGACTCAACAAAAGATGTCATAGCACTGCCATCATCATCAAATCCAGTTTCGTGGTTAAATAAATATTGACCACCTGTGGCTATTGGTAGTGACCTTATTCCTCTATCAAGCCATGCCTGTCTAGCAAGTGTACCAAAATACCAAATATTTTCTAAATAATTATAAATTACATATTTGTCTATTTCTGTGCTACTTGCACTAGGATAAAACCACCACACCTCACTAAACTCTGTATTAGCACCAACATGCACTTTGTTTCTTTCTTCAACATTTAAATCAAGAAACACCTTGTCTTTTACCGTGCATGGCAATTGCTGTGTTTGTCCTGAGTAAATATAAAATGTATCTACACCCATCCAGTAAACGTTATCATCTATAGCTATAGCTGATGATGGACTCATTATCGTTATGTTCTTTGATAATTCTTTAATACCAAAAGTAAATGGTGGCCCTATAAATCTCATGGCATGTAAGGTTTTATTTGTAAAAACTAATATTTGCTCTTTTGTTTCCACAGCTTGCACGAATGTAGACCCACCACCTAATCTAAGATCTCCTGCTGTATTAGTGGTTGTTGGAAAGAAATCAACAGGGTTTTCCTGTGATGAGAATCTAACTAACAATGGATCTTGCACCCCATCACCCTGTGTTGCTGTAGGTGTGGCTCCTAATCCATCGCAACCAAAAACAATAACATGTCTATCTTGATCTGATACAAGAACTTGTTTAGCTATTGTTGGGACACTTGTTTCTCCTGAAAATGTACTTGTAGCACTAAGTTCTATAGCTCTGTTACCAAGTCCAGTAGTTTTGTCCCAATAAAATAAACCGCCATCTCTAGGATTTATTATTAAATCCTCACCAAAATTATCATGTGACCATGTTCTAATTTGCGCACCCGGCGTTGTAACCGATGCAGCATTGCCCCATCCAACAAAATCATTGGAAGAATCTGCATTGCCAACAGCCAATCTTACAAGGGTGTTATCTGCATGTGTTGCTGCAGTTGTGCCACTATGTCCACGAGTAACAGTCATAGTATTGTCATCAGCAGTAGCTGATATAAGCATAAGCTCTTCTTCTACAAGTATTACATCATTAGCAGTATTCATACCTGTTTCATCATCAACATCTATATCAGTTTCACTTGCGTCTAATGCTTCATTTAACTGTGTCGCCAAAGCGCCAGATGTTGTTCCGCTCCACTGTCCTGCGCCCCATCCTGTACCACCAACTGTAACATCTAATCCTACATTTAGTTGATATGTACCAACTACACTACCACCACCATTACCTGTATCAGATGAGTTTGCTGCAACACTAGATGTTATTGTATAAGCATTAGAACTTATCAATGATGTTATTTGAAACTCTGAATTTAATATTGTAGCTGTTAACACCCCACCTAAACTAACAGCGCCAGAAAATGTAACAAAATCATTTTCATTTGCGCCATGAGCAGGATCTGTAACGGTTATAGTTGTAGAGCCATTAGTTGCAGCAAATGTCACATCACCAGCAGATGTTGTGCTTCTTATAGGAGTGATGTCACTAAATGTTTGACCTTCTTCTATGTAATATTTTAAATGTGTTCCAACACCCATAAAATCAGAACCATCTAATGCAACCCAGTTATGTAGTCTTCTAGCGCTACCTAGGTATGTATTAGGGCTAAACTTCTCCCATCCACCTATCTTTTCTGGAGAACCTAATCTAAATCTTATTTTATCACCATCAACAAAACCACCCTCATTGCTGTAAGGCGTGATGTCTGATACAATACCTGATTTAAATACTATTTTGTTTAAAGGCATTATGCTGTACCTCCAGTTAAAGAACCGCTACCACTTGATGTTACATTACTGATACCATTTATTGATTTACCAGATGCTCCTCCTGCGTTACCACTAGCGCCAACTGTGGGAGCTGTAGATGGAAAGCTAACAGAACTTCCCCCTCCATCGCCACCACCATTGCCAGTCGTTCCAGCAGCACCAAATGCTCCACCGGCACCTCCAGCGCCACCTGATCCTGCATTAGATCCTCCACTTGCTCCAGAAGAACCAGATGTAGCAGATTGATTATAGCCTTGCCCAACACCGCCTGCTCCACCAGCACCACCATTTGATGTTGCTAAACAAGTACCAGAAACAGTGCCAGATAAAGAATTGTAATAAAAATTAGGAGAATTTGTTCCTTGATGTGCAGTGGAACCAAAAACAGTAAAATATGTAGTTGTCGATGCTGTAATACCTACTGTGCCACTATTAGATATAGTAGTACCAGAGCTTGACGTACTTGTGCTTACAGAAATTTTTGGTGTTCCATATCCGCTTCCATATTGAGAACTAATATTAGCTGTAACAGTATAAACTCCAGTTGTATTAGTTTGTGCAGAAAAGTAAATGGGGCCTCTATTGGCACAGTTGCCAGAAAGACCCACTCCTGCGCCACCTAAAGAGTTTAAATCAAACTGTGATGGATTAATACCTCTACTAAATTGCGCTCCAATACCACCCCAAAGTCTATCACCAACAACGCCAACTCCATCTAAATTATTCCCTTGACCACCATAAGTGGTAAACCAACCCGGAGAGTTGTTTTGTGGTGAAGATGTTCCTCCACCACCTAAATCTGTCAAACTAGAGAAAGTAGCATTAGCACTAAAAACACCTTTACCACCATCACCACCATTACCGCCTCCACCACCACCAGCTTTTATTGTGCCATTGTTAACTAGAGTAACTGGAACACTCCCAGCAACTGTAAAGGCGTTGCCTCCTGCTGCTCCTGCTGCGCCACCTGCACCCTCTATGCTGCCATTGTTAGTTACAGTTATTGTGCCTGCACCAGTACTTTCTATTGTCAAAGCAGCGTTAGATGTGCTAGTTGCACCTATAGTTTGTGATGAATTAATAACTATTTCTTTTGGATAATTAACTGCAAAATCATCACCAAAAATACCAACACCACTTTGATCTGTGGCAGTAGATGCATATGTTTTTCTAAATGCTCTTTTCTGTCCATAAAAGTCATCAATAGATAATGGACTGCTGTTTGCACTTGTTGGCACATCTGCCGATAAATTAGTTGCTGTATTGTTAGCGGCATTTGCTCTAACTAAAGAGCCACCTCTGTAATAATCGTTTAACAAAATAGGGGCAGATGAGCCATTGTTATACTCATCCCTTATATCTGACAATGATATTGCGCCACTAGATTGTAATGTCATTATAAACTTGTTCCAAATGCTGTCACATTATTAGCTGATGTTACTGCGCCATTAGATCCTAATTTAAAAACTGTTGTACCATTATATTTAAATAATAATTCGTTATCACCAGTATCTAATGATATTGCCCATTTACTAGAGCCAAACAATATTGCGTTTCCGTTTGTGTCCAAGTCTCCTCCAAGCTGAGGAGTCGGATCTGCTACTAAATCTGTTGGAGCAATAGATGTTACATTAGCATTAGCACCTGTTCCATCCGCAAAGAGTATTGCAGTCAACCCTGTAGCAACTGCAACTGTGCTACCACTACCGCCACCTTGTTTTACTGTAGCAGTTTGACCACTACTATTCTTAATAAAATACCATTTTTGCTGATCGTTAGGATCTATTGTTAAATTAAACGCTCCTGACGGTGAACCTGCTAGTATAATAATTTTAAACTGACCATTAGATAAAGTACCATCACTTGTTGTAAGTGTTGTGTTACCTGTAATTGTTAGTGTTACAGATCCATTTAAAGCTCTGTCTATTATATCAAGGTTATTATTTGTGGTATTACCCCAAGTACCAGCCTGTTCTCCAGAGCCTATTTTTTCTATTCCAGTATTTGATGTATATGTACTTGCCATTTTTACCTCACTGTATTTCTGTCCAAGTTTCTG